ACTGAATGTTCGTCTGGCCGTATGAATAGGAGGGGAGACCTGTGCTTTCATCCGACAGTTCCCGAGCCTTATCAAACAGCATCATGTTCTGCTGCGAGACATTCGGAAACTGGGTAGCGAACAAGGCTTGCCCTGGGGCACCTCCCTGACGTTTGAACACCTTTCCTGGGTAGATTTTCAGGTCTTGTCCCGGCGTAAGGTTGTTCTCGTCAATCTCAATCAGAAGACTGCCTGACAACACAGCGTTGTCCACAGCCATCCTCATAAATCCGTTCATCAGTGTTTGGGTGTCGTCCATGTTCTCAGCAATACCGACACCGAAGAAGCTGTAAGGGTTCACTTCGTAAGGGGCAGCATGGTAGGGAATACGGGACGGCTTAAACGGGTTCAGCACAAGGCGAAGGATTTGGTTGTTACACACCCAGATATTCACATTGAGCTGGTCATATTTCTTCAGAGCTTTGGTTACACGAATGCCGTTTGCTTCCAGCATCTCTGTGTCAGCAAAGCCCCAAAACTCTAGCACCTCATACCGCTCAGTGGCGGGACGGGTGGAGTCATCTTCCATTGCATTTTCCCAGTACTCAGCCGTGTAGCTGGCACCAAGCTCGACAGCCATATCAATGGCATTGTCGCGGAAATACGGACGACGCTTAAGGTCACGAAGACCTTTGCGGGAGAGCTTATGTCGTTGAACGACATACTCAGCTTCTTCCATGTTATTGGCGTCAGGGTCCGGGTAGAAGTCCCATACCGAGACATGTTCCGTCACAGGAACCGTCTTGATCAGTGGGTCGTATTCACCCGTGTCCGTCCACCGGGGATATTCTTTATCCACGGCAAAGGGACCCTTCATAATCCCCGTACCAAACAAAGCCATCTCGAAAGCGACCGAGCGCAGATGCTTGTTCGCCCCACTTCCGTCTAGCTGGTCATGGATTTTCTTTTCCATCTTCTTGGCTGCCACAAGGGCAGGCTCGAAGGTGACCGAGGTGGGGGTCTTACCAGGCCCTTCCACCAGCTTGTCAGAGACACCAGCCAGTTGGGTTTTCAGCGGGCCAGCTCGTTCCAGGTCGAACAGCGTAGCACCGGGAGGAAGCGGCGGGCCATCACGTGTCCCAAAGGGACTGGCCATCACGCCCTTAGCCTCAGCACTGTCCCCAACGGTGGGATCGGTGTTCATGTGGACAGCTTCAGCCACACCATCAGGAAGACGGCTGGGTTCCACCGTAAGGGGGAAGCGGTTGTTGCCAAACAGCACATCCACCAACTGGCCATAAGCAGCCAGCACCTTGGTCTTCGTCACTTTGATAAAGACACGGGATTTTTCAGTGTCGGTAAAAGCTACGTCAGGTCCATAGATGCCACGATAATTGGTGTAGGCCCGGAGAAAACGCTCTTCGTCATTTCGCTTCTTAACTTTGGCACGATCAAAACGGTCAAGAACAAAACTAGCCACAGGGGCGATTTCAGGCTCTTCCGATTTACCGTCAGCCACGTCCGCGAGAGAATCAATCTCGTCAGACATCACCTCATATGGAGTGTCTTCTTCTTGCATTTTTCACCTTAATTCTTAGTACCCAAACGTGGAGTCCGAGGGCCTAAAATCCGTGTTATAATTCGGATCGAAGTCAAATAGATCGGAACGGGGACGGCTCATTAAGCCGTACCGCAGGGCGTCATAAATGTGGTCATGGGCATAGCGGGTGTCCACGTCCTCAGGATTGGCCTTGTCCAACGGAATGGTTGGAAGCTGGGCAATCGTGGCGACGCAATTGTTGAACACCTGCATCCGAGGCTCGTCGGTGAAGTCATCCACCTGAAGCCGTCTATGCACTTCGTTCTTGCCGGAAACCCGGCTGCCCTTGCTGCGATCTGAGGGACGCCAGCGGCAGCCCCGTGCAATCATCTGCTCAGCCAAGGAAGGCCCTGTATCGCCTCGCTTGTGCCACAGGGAGCTGTCCAGAACGCCGTAGCTGATCCGACCGTCACCAGCCTCCAGCTCCAGCACCATAGCCGCCAGATCGACAGCCAACACCTTGGAGACGTAGAGTTCCCGGTAGACGTAGAGCTTGTCTGTCTTAGGCTCGACAGCAAACCACAGCACCGCGGAATGGCTTCCGTAGCCGTAGTCACAGGCCCTGAACTTGGTCCAGCTATAGGGAATGTCGAAAGGCTCAGTGACGTGGAGGTTGCGGTTCCATTCAGTGAACGCAGCCCCTTCAGCCACATCCCAATCGCCATAGAGCAACTGCTTGCGCTGGTGTTCCGGCATGGCCAGAAGCTTCATCTCATACTCTCCACTGTCGTAGAGGTATGGGTTGTCCTTCAGGCTGGCAGGGACGAACCGACGCTTGAAGAGAAACTCTCCGGGGTGGTTCCTGTGGTTGTCCGGGTAGCGCAGAGGCTCTCCGGTCTCAATGTCTGTAGCCCAGAAGGCAACACCCGGCGTGGCAGGGTCTACGAACATCTTCTTCACCCACATGTGGCCAGGGCCACCGGGGTTGGTTGAGGCTCGCATGTGCGTGGGCAAGGCTGGGTCTACGTTACGAAGACGCGACCGCAGGTATTCCCAAGCCCAGGCAGTGGGCCATTGGGTTAATTCGTCAAAACCAATCCAGCTATACGCCTGACCTTGGTAACGCAGAGCGTCATCATCACGGTCTAGGAACGAGAACCAAATCTGTGCGCCACTCGGGAAGGTCCAGGTCTTATCCCGCTCAGACCACTTGGCCCCCGGCACAGCCAAAGGGTAGAGGAATTTGCTTTCACGGATAAGGTCACGGAGTTCTTCAGTGGTTCGACGCAGCAGTAGGCCGCTGAACTTGGGGTGGTACACGTACCGAAGGGGGTCCACCAACATAGCGTAGGACTTGCCCCCGCCCGCAGCTCCGCCGTATAACACCTCAGTCTCTGTTGCTGACAAGAAGGCTGTTTGGGGGCCGGGGTTAGGCTTGAAGAGGATATTCTCTTCGACATCCTCAACCGGGATGTCTTCATACACTTCAATCTTTGTCGGTGTCGGGTCTTTGATCGGGGGCTTTACCGATTCTTTCTTCGAGACTCTGCGCCTTCTGGAGGGCGGCTTCGATGGTTTTGGCCCACCTTTTAAGAGTTGCAGCTTTGTATCCACGTCGTCTGTCAATCTCAACCCTCTTACTCAACCCCTCGTGAGAGATTGAGCGGCCAGTGACTTCAGAGAGCCACTTCGCCACAACTCGCAGGGAGAAACCATTTTTCAAATGCTTCTTAGCTTGTTCTAATGCTTCAAGCTCAAAGACCACCGGCATCAATAGGTCAGGGTCTTCATCAACTCGGTAACCAAAAGGAATTGTGCGGGCAACACGAGGAAGAGGCTTCCAGGCCTTGCCTGAGATATTGAGGATATCCTCTTCGCTTGGTTGCATACTATTTACTTTCTCGGGGGCTGCTTACTACGATTGACTTTTTGACTAACAACACGAAGATTGGAGTCGGAACCGTCTCGGGGATTGAAGTTTTCATTGTTCAGCAATCTTTTTACACCAACCCAACAAATCATCCTTGGACTTGTCAAATTTCATAATGTTTACTCGGTGACAAACAAGTTGTAGATTCCCCACTACGTAACCTTTTTGGGGGTCAATTTTATCTAGGGAGATGTTAGTATCGACCTTACCCACCCCGCAAAGATACGTCATCTCAACTCCAGATAGAGCACAGAGACCATTTTGTTCTTTGTAGAGGTCAATAAGAATATCTTGAGTAAGGTGCCGTCTCTCAGATTTTTTAACACACAAAGACCTCATAAAGGTCTCTGCCGACCTACCTCTGTGTACAACGCTATACTTATGTTTGTAGACATTTTTAGTACGCCAGACGACACCGCAGTTATGGCTACAATAGATTTTATTTTTTCGACTGGCGTTTGGAGTAATTGGACCTAAACAATTCTTGCAAATACTTTGCGGAACTTCATCAAACATAATTATTTTCTTTTTGGCTGCCTGCTTTTGTTAAATTTAGCAGAAACTACTCTTAAATTTGATGGGGAATTATCGGTTGCTCGGAAGTTTTTGTGGTCAACCTCAAGGCCGTCTCCCTTTTTTACTCGTCCTGCTTTAACCATCTTGGCCCTAGCCCTATTACGGGCGGCACGATCAAGTTTCCCTTTGGTGGTCCCTTGTGTGGCTTCGTACTCTTTTCATAGTCGATAGTCGCGCTTACGCTCAACCATCTCAGACCTCCAATCTTTCTTGACTGTGGGTGGCAACTGCTTTGCAAACCTCTTTAAAAAGGTCCAGCGGCATGTCCGATCTCCAAGAATTTACTGATCGGCACACAAGTTGAATATTTTCTTTTGAATAGGACCCGCCAGCCTCAATTCTATCTACGGAGGCGTTAGACCAAACTCGGGTCCCTAGTTTTAGCTGGCAGGTGAGGGGCAGTCCGCTAATTGCACAGCAATAATTTTGTCTTTCAAGAACAGCTAGGAGGTCTTCTCTAGTGAGGTTGTCTCTCTTACGTCCTGCTGCGTATAGCAGTCTGGATAAGTAGCGAGACCAATTACCGGAGATTTCTTCGTACTGAGACTCAGTAGTGACTTTTTCAGTTTTATATTTGTAAGCACCCTTGCACTTGGGGTTACAGAATCTTTGAATTTTAGAGTCTACTTCAAACTTTTTATCACAACAGGGGCAAACACGAAGCTCTTTAATTATCTGACCTAAGGACACCTCTCTAGCGGCGACAGCTTCCTCAACAGTGTCAAACGAACCTAAATAGTTTCTCTGGCCAAGGTAGGATGTAAAAGCTGCAAACTTATTACCTTTAGGTTTGATTCCAACCGGATAATCACGAGGTTTCTCTGCCATCAACACTTCCACGCTTTAAGGGACAATGCCTTCCGTGTGGGCCTGCCTTTTTCGTCCTTCATAGGACCGGGCATTCCCCCCATACGGGCACAAAAACTCTTGCGCCTTGCGGCGTCTTTCTTGGTCTTGGGGTTAGGTGCAGGGGGCTTGAGGTTCATGCCTTCCTTCTTTGCGGAAGCACGTCCCTTTGCGTTCAAGCCACCTTTTGGGTCCTTGCCCTCTTTCCGGGTCCAGGCTCCTGGCTTACTCATCTTGAGCATCCTTTGCAGGAAGAATGAGAACACCACCGGAAGCTCTCACTTCCATCTTCTCCACCTTGGCGAGACCGGCTCGGTCAAGAAGGTCCTTAGCCGCAGCCAGAACCTCCTTGTTTCCGATGTCAGCCGGGGCTTCTAGGACGCCCACAATCTTCATGGCAGCCCGAGGGGCCACCTGAGAGAAGTAGAGCTGGGTGGCCTCAAAGATTTCGTCCTTGAGGCGTTTTACCAGTTCGCTGGTGGCATAGGTGGGGGCATAGCCTGCCATCACCTTAGCCTTTGCAGCGTTCCCACCCGTTTCTTCAGAAAAAAGCAACTCAATGAAAAGCTTTTCTCTTTCGTTAAGTTGCTTCTTTTCCAATTTTCTCTTCTTTCAACTTGTCCAAAAATACAGGACAGGGCTTCTTTTAGTTAACAACCCTACTGAGAACATTCGAATTATTGTTCCCAAAGTCTTGATGAACCACCGCAACAATGTCTGTAAGAGAGCTAAAGGTGATGGGGAGTGTAACTGTCCCGGAGGCAGAAACATCCGAGGCACCTGAGGCTGGGGCGGCGGCCCCGGCTGAATTTTGCCCTGCAACAATCTGAGCTGCACTTGGGGTGGCTCCCCCAGTGGGGTAGGTGACCCAGAACAACCCGCCCTCTGCCGTGTTTGTCGTCAGAGTTACTGTCGCCGTGGTTCCTGATGTTGACACTGAGGAAATACCCGAAATCACCGGAGCTGTGACGTCAGCCGTGAGCCAAGGAGCGAAGATAGTTGCGCCGTGGCTGGTGTAGAAGTCAGAGGGCCAGTCTGTGGTTGCGTACCCGGAGGTGGTCGTATTGCCAAGGAAGCCGGGGAAGTTTTCTATTGCGCTTGGCGTGTCAGCGAGGTTCGCCCGCAAGACAAGGCGAATGGCGTTCTCCATAGAGCTATTGGCCGGGACAGGGACGCCCAGTGCGACCAGCGCCAAGAGCTGTGGCGTCCATGACTGGAGGCCAAAATACTGAGCACTGGCATTTCCCATAAAAGTCCCTGGGCTAGTCCCGCCGATATTCCACAGCATGTCCCAATGGCTGATTGTGTAATTTGGGCGAAAGTAAAACAGGTCGCCCGTAACGGCAGAGGTGAACTCACTCTCTACTGTAAAAGAGTGATATGTAACCACACTAGCTTTGACGGCGCTTGGCCCCGAGCTAATAATCCTCCGGGCCTCCCCAGTAAGGTCATGCACCATGAGCAGTCCGGAGATGTTGATGTTGCCCCCATCGGGTCCGCCGCCAGCGCCTTGCCGGTCAAATGCGATGCTGATGACATTGCCAACAACACTATTGGTTGCCCGCTTTCGGGACACAGACCAGTCAACCGTCTGGTTTCGTCCGGTGTGCGGGGTGAAGATGCCCTTACGAACAGCAATTTTTGTACGAAGCGCCTGAAGCCAGTTCCCATGCAGGTTGGCATGAAAATAAGCATACTCTGAAGTGTAGCCGGACCATTTCAGGGCCAGCAACATAACCATTTGGTGAATTTGGCAATGCCCGCCGTCTGGGTTGCGGACGGCGCTTGTGCTTTTGAAGCCCCAGTACCAGTGGCTCCCAAGTTGGACTACGCGCTTGATTGCGGCCTTTTTGTCGGCGGCAGACCAGTTATCGCCGATCAGCCCAAGGGCAAGCCCGCACAGTATTGGGCTAATGGCCTCTCCGTAGTTGGCTGCACCAGATGTGGGACCGGCGTTACCATTGCCAAACCGATACGGCATTGTGCTTTCATAGCCGTTGCCAGCATTGGTGCCGTCGATCTTTCCATAAGTTGGGTCGTGCTTGTCCATAAAGAAAGCCACGTCCGCCCAAGTCACGGTGCTATGGCCTGCGGTGCTGTACGAGGGGAGCGTGGCATAGACTGCATCCACATCCACCTCAATAACAGGACGACTGGCTGTTGAGGCAGAGGGCCAGATGGCTGGTGAGGAAAAGCGATTAGGTCCCGGTGCGGCAGAAACACAGTCAATCTGCGCGTAGGACAGCACAACCCCATCGCGAGTGTCATTGATTGCCGTAGTCACGTTGTTACGGCTTACTGCCTTCACAAAAACGGAACCGGGTGTCATCCGCAGCGGGAATGTCTCGGTTGGGGTAGTAAAGCTAAGGTTTGCCCGACCATCCCAGCGCTGATTTGTCCCACGCGAGGGGTCTTTCTGATACCCGTTTTTGCCACGCCCCGCGTCCGTGCCGGTTCCGACGACATAGGCCGGGGTCGGATCGCTCACAATATCAAAGTCCCCCACGACATAAGGGACGCCATCAACGGAATACCCAACAGGAACCGCAACGCCTGTGGTGCCAGGGGCCGAAATCGTGAACGTCGCCCCGTTGAAGGTAACACTCGTCTGGTTTGTCGTACTGGATGTGATTGTGCTTGGGTCGATTGCGTTTATGATGAATTTTCCGCCCTGACCACTGGCATTTTCCAGCCAGACGCGGGGCGTATAGGTAAAACCAGCCGGGACCGTAAATTGATAATCGCCAATCCCTGCATAGGCCCGAGACATTGCTGACCCGTAGCTGGTGCCGTTGAAGAACTCAGCCCAAAGCAGGGTGATTGCCTCGCCGTTTGCATCTGGCTCCACTAGGACACTGATCCCAATCGTGTCCCCGCCGACAGACGGAACATCAAAGGTTTCGGCTTGGCCGGTTGTGAAGGCGTCAGGTGGGGCAGTCGGAGGCGGCTGTACCAAGAGGGAGCCATTCGCAGGGTAACGAGTTGACCACCGGCCCACTGCGTCTTGTGCCCGCACATCGGCAGTGATTGTGGTGTTTTGGTCTGCCGACTGAGTGAGGTAAGTGATGGAGGTTGCGCCGGAAATCGGCGTCCCGTTGCGAAGCCAGCGATACTCCCTGACAACATCTCCGGCAAATTGAAAGCCCGCCAACGAAAGCAAGATGCCCACGGCAGGTTGCCCGATGATATCACCAGTGGAGACTAGGGCTGGGCCAGCCCCTACCGTAATGCTGTCGTCTACGGCCAGCCAGCCAGTTGTAATACCCGTCGCACTGGTGGCCTCGACCTGTGAGGTGTAAACTTCCCCCACTGCGGCGTTGCTGTCGAGTTGGTAGACAGAGGCAATTGCAACTGCACTCCCATCTTTGAAGTACCGGCGTTGACTTGTACTGGCCCCCGACCACATATCATCAATAACTTGAATATTAGTCCCCGCAACCCCGTACCCACTCAAGACCGGGGTATCAGTCAGCGCGGGGGCGAGGGCAGATGCTGTGCTGTAGACAGCGACAGTGTAGGTCGCAAGGTTAGAGACATTGGCGGTATATGCAGGAGGGTTCTCCGTCTGCACGGAGAGGCTTCTTCCGGCAGCGAGAATACGGACCCCCGCGCTATCTGATCTTGCCGAGACAACCGCACCTTCAGCCGCGTAGCCCGAGGGTTCATTCCCACCGGCAATTGCCCCTTGCGAGGCGGAGTAGCCAACACAGACAAACCACAACGCATCCCGAGATTGGTCTAGGGAGAGGGAGGGGCCATCTGGGGCATACCCGATACCCCCAGTCGGATTCTGAGGGGCAGAGGCAACGACTTGGCAATCCCCAACAAAACACCACATCTTAGCAACAAAGGTCTCTGCGGCACCTATGGTTACAGCGAAGTTGTCTGCGCTCGTCCCATCCGCTATTTTTGAATAGAGAAGGGTCGTCTGTGCGCTAGCATATGCCTGCGTATCCCTTCGGATAAGCGCCCAACCCGCTGACGGGGTCATTGTAGGGTTTGCGTCCACGGCTGCAAAGACGAAAAGGGTATCCCCCACGACACGGCCCCCTGGGGCAGTAACCGTGTACGAAGTGAGGTTTGATGTACCGCCGCTGTAGTCCGTAACAGCAACCCGCTGTGCGGGCGTACCTGACGACACGGCAAGGGCCGTCCGCGTCTTTGTATCAGACCAAGCAGCAGGGCCACGGGCACTGACGGCACGAATCTGACCATCCTTAGTCCCCGTCGTCAGAATAATACCGCTATTCGCAAGGGTGACAGCAGAGCCTCCATCAAGACGATATTGAATCTCTGTGATTGGGCTTCCGCTATCTGGATAAGGGGCAAGGTCTACACGAAGTCCGCCCGAGACTGGGACCAAGGCCCACATGTTATCTGTGATAGCATCTGGGGCTGGGATAAGGGGTTTAGCCCAGGTTCTTTTCTTAAAACCCGTTCCAAACCCTTTGATTGCATTAACGGGCATCTAGACCTCTTAAATTAGGTGTGGCTAACCTGCACTTTGCAAATATTCGTGCAGAAGACATATACTCGGGTGGCGGAAATACCGGGCCAAAGATCACTGAGGCTGCTGTTAACTTCACCCTGACCTGCGGCATACTCAATGGCTCCGAGAAAATCGGAGGGTGCAACTGCACCAACAGTGCCTTTTGCCTGAAGAAGGTAATAGCTTTGATTCTGAAAGGTCAGAGCCGAGACATCATTCGTTGTGAGTAGCGTCCAAGTATTGGCCGGTACAGTGATGGTGGTGTTCTGTGCCATTATTTCTTAGCCTTTCGGTCGGAGAGGCCACCACCCGTGAAGAGTTTCTTGACCTTAGAGATCAGACCATCTGCGGAGGTGCCTGCACCACTGCCGGGGCGTTTGCGACGAGCAGCTCCGGGGCTTGTGGACTTGCCGCTCATTGCCTTTTCGAGGGGCGACGGGAGGCCTACAACAGTGCGGACAGCACCAGTCTTGGCCTTCGGGACGGCGGTCTTGATAGCGGAAATCTTCGGGCCGCTCCCAGCTTTCCCAGCCACAACAGGAGCGTCAGCCTTGGGGGCCGTTCCCTGCTTGGGGGCTTCACTCATCACCGAGGGGCCTTTGTTGGCTGGACGAGCCTTGGGACGCTGAGCACCGGCAACCTTAGGACGTTCCGCTTCGGAAGCCTTGGGGCGTGCCTTGGGCCGTTGGGTCTTGCCTGCCTCTTCACCCTTCAGTTGGGTGGAATAGCTCTTGCCCTTCCAGTCGAAGGTGGCCTGCTTCTTTGAACGAGCGTCAGCGAATGCTTCTTTGAATGTCATGATGTGTCCTTACGGTGCGACGTAATAGCCAGCCGTCACACGCCAGATCACACCCGTGGTAACAGGGCAGACAATCGTGGTGGCCGTGGCCTGAGCTGAGGCTGCGAGGGGGAAGGAGAAGTCTTCCCGCCAGCGATCCATTGTCCCTGCGGCAGCAGCGTCCGCAGCAAAGGAAAAGGCCAAAGAGCCGGGAAGGTTGGTCGTGGTGACAGTCACAGGGGCCGCAGCCGCAGTAAGCAGGACGGTGGCAAAACGGTTGATCGACAAATAGGTGAGGTAATGACGAAGGCCCGCACCAGGGGAGGCCAGCGTTAGCGTCACCGCAGCACTTGCAGCACCTACAGCCGTACCAAGGACGCTGGTGACCATACCATCAAGGGTCTGGTCCAAAAGGGCCAAGCAGGACACCAGATAGGCAACAGCCGAGCCAGAGACGTAAGCCGTGACACGGGCACGTACCTGGCGGTAGGCGGAACAGGCCCCCTGCCAAACACCAGCAGCCGTGCCTGTGATGGCAGCGACATACAGCTTGGAAGCCAAGTTCACCGGCTTAACCGGAATCGGAATCCAGTTGGTGCCATCCACAGTACCAGACAGTTCGACGGTCATGGAGAAGGTGCCGCGCAGGTCGATAGACACCGAGCCAGCACCGTCCGTAGGAACAATAATTTCAGCGTTAAGGGCACCAAGAACACCAGTGACAAACAAATTCTCACGGGGGTGTAGGGTGCCTACACTCAGGTCTTTACCAAGTTTAGCCATTACATGGCGCTCCAATTCAATTTAACTGGCCCTGCGGTTGGAGCCGAAAATGACAATGTGATTTCAATCTGATCCGTCAGCGGGACTGCACCAATGGTCATCAGGTCCAGCATCTCAGGCTCGTTCTCGTCGTCTGACGTGGTGGGAGCCAGCCACACCTGAACCATGCTGCTTGGAGTGACACCAACAGCCGTGACGATCTCGGTGTCTTGGAGCTGGTTGTTTGCTACCGTGACGGTGGCCGTACCCTTAATCGTTCTGGTGGCCCCATCTGCTACGTTCAGCAGTGTGCGAGCTGTAGCAGCGGAGAGGTCTTCAACAGCCCCTGTACCAGCCGTAGAACGGCCCTTGAGGGTGGCAGTGGCCACCGTAGCCAGCTTGGCATTGGTTACAACACCAGCATCCACCGTCCATGTGGCACCAGACGCGCTAACAACTACGTCGCCCTTATCCCCGTCCGACAACCCACCAGCAGCAGGAGCTGCCCATGTTCCATCTGCCCGAAGGAAGTTGGTTGTCCCACCACCACTAAGAGGGGCGAGACCAGCTTCGGTGGAGGTGACAAGTGGGAGGGTGGCGTCTGCGCCTGTGGAGGAGGCTAGGACACGTGTAGAGGCTGTGTAGCTTAGATCAGTAGCCCCGCCTCCCCCTCCCCCAGCAGCATCTAGTGCAGCTCGAAGGCCTGTGATGGTGGAGATGTCTTGCTCACCGAAGTGGTATTGCCGGTTGAAGAGAATGGCGTCAGGGCTGTTCCTGGTGGCCCCATAGTCGAGGCTGGACAGCTTCTCCTGTTCAGCAACGGTGAGACCCAGAATGTCCCCAGCTCCGAGGAGTGTCTCCCCGTTCACTGTCTTGATATTGGTGCCACTGATGAGCGTGGCCTGCTTCCCATCAAGGGAGCCAGAGAGGCTGAGAACGTCAGCTATCTCATGGGTGTGAGCCTCAGGGGTGAAGGTCGTGGGCTTGCCCGAAATGGACGCCCAGTCTGTTGCCACCACCAAGTTGCCGCTGCCAAGCAGCGTTGTACCGTTCAGAGTCTTGATGTTAGTGCCGGACACCAGAGAAGCTTGCTTCCCAGCCAGCCCAGCCGTGAGGCCAGACACGTCATCAATGATGTGGGTGTGTACGGTGCTGGCCTTACCGGCCAGAGCAAAGTCCAAGCCAGTGACATCTGCTGTCGCGTGGCTGTGTGTGGTAGAAGCTTTTGCAGCCAGAGCTGCTGTAAGGCCTGTGACATCGCTGATGTCATGGGTGTGTACATCAGGCGGGAACACCAGAGGCTTCCCGGAGAGGTCTCCCCAGGTTCCAGACACCGAAATGTCGCCAGCCCCGAGGAGGCTTACACCGTTGATGTTCTTAATGTTGAAGCCAGCCGTCAGCTTGTCTTGCTTGTTTTCGAACAACACGAACAGGGGCACCTGAACAGGGGTGCCCAGGCGATTGGCGAGGAACTTGTCCTCAGCCGTCA